ACTGGTTTCAGTTGTTACGTTCCACCTTTCAACCCCAAAGACATCAAGGAAAACATAACAAACTTCATGAATGGTAAAGAAGTCAAGAAAATGAAACCATGGTTCAAAGGTTTTAGGGGTCGTATCTCCGAAGATGAAGCGATCGGGTGGACAACAGAAGGTGTATGGCAGGTGATAGGGACTACTGTAAAGGTTACAGAACTTCCACCAGGGAGGTGGACCCAAGATTATAAGGAACACCTCGACAGTCTAATGGATAAGAAGGTCATTACGAGTTTCACAAATAATAGCACCACGGAAGATGTCGACTTTCTCATACAGGGGTATGAGGGCAAGGATATCGTGAAGGATCTCAAACTCCAAAAGACTGTTCGTTGCACAAATATGCACCTCTTTCACCCCACAAAGGGAATTTGTAAATACAATACCCCTGAAGAGATTTTATTGGACTTTATGGATCTTCGTGTGGACTATTACACGAAGAGGAAGGCGCAACTTATTGAAAGTACGAAGATGAGATCTAACATCTGTTCCTACCGTGCGCAGTTTGTGAAGAAGGTTGTCGAGGGTGTGATTGTGGTATTCAGGAAGAAGAAGAGAGACCTTGAGTGTGAGATTGGTCAGACGTTCCCTAAGGTTGATGGTTCGTATGATTATCTTTTACACATCAAGACTGTTGACTACACAGAAGAACGTGTCAAAGCCCTAATGGACGAATCAGACAAGCTCGGAAAAGAACTCCGTTTGTTAGAAGCGACCAGTTGTTTCGACATGTGGAAGAATGATATTAAAAATATCTAGACAATACATAAGTATGAGTGAAGCTGCCAATCTTTCCTTAAAAGCTTTTGGAAAACAGGACACTTACCTGTTATCCAAAGACCCCGAGAAAACCTTTTTTAATTACCAAAATATAAAAACACATTCAGAATTCAGAAAGTTTCACAAAAGTAAAAACGTCTTAAATCCAGGTCAAGTAGTGGGCTGGCCTTTCAATCAAACAATTAAAGTTGAATATGATCCTAAAAACATGGGTGACTTACTCACAAACTTATATTTGAAAGTCAATCTACCAGCGAAGGAGAGTACCGACGTGAACTACACAACTCCACTCGGCCGTGGTTTTCTGAAACGTGCGACGATGTATGTGGATGATATCAAGGTTGAGGAGATTACGGATGATTGGGAAATGATCCACGAGTCTCTGTATTTGGATCCACAATCTAGGAAGGGTAATCTGGTGCTACAGAACATGTCTAAACCATTTACACCGGGGTTATCAGCGCCGTCCGAATACCAACACGCGAATAGATTTATAATCCCCCTATCCTTCTTCTTCTCGAGGAAATACGGAAAAACCGAGCTTCGTAACGAGGTTGAGGATCGTCAGTATTTCCCCGTGTGTGCAGTCCACAAACAAAAAATTATGTTTGAACTCGAATTCCATCCACAAACGTGGTGGCAAGGAGCGGAAGATAGTCACCCCAACACCCCGACTACCATAACAATGGACAATTTTCAGTTGATAACGGAAGAGATCAAACTTAACCACGAAGAGAGGTTATACTTGGTGGAATCTGGTCATGAAATTCTAGTAAATGTTCTCAAAAAGCACTCTTCGTTTATCACGACCCCTAATTCAGATAAAACATTTAAACTCAACTTGGAACCAAAGTCAAAGGTGAAAGCGTTTCACTGGTTTTTTAGGGATAAATTATTCACAACCCAAGATGATGCAACTCATAGGTATGTCACGTTTGTGAAAAGTCGTGCAGAAAAATTTCAGTGGTCTAATGGGTTCTTAGACGATCCTAAACAAATGATAACACGGAACACCCCCATAATGAAAAAGGCTCGCTTCTTCTTGAATGGTGAAAGTTTCCCAAACACTCTCATGGAGAGTCACGAACACTACAAGTACGCGGTTCCTTATAAGTTCGATTTGGGTGTGACTGACGACAAAATAAACATATACACACAAAGCTTTGCTCTCCACCCGCTACATGAGAAATCCACTGGAACCCTAGATTTTGCAAATCTAAACTCTGATAGAACCCTAATTGAATTTGAAATAAACAAACTGTTACCTAATGAAGGTCTAGACGTTGTCGGTGCACCCGGTAACAATCAGGCGTTTTCGGGTGAGTTCGAGTTGGCCTTGTATTATTTAGAGCTACAGAAGTTCAATTTTCTCAGGGGTTTTATGACAATTGAGTATTAAAAAAATGATACCTAGTAATAGAATGTACCTCTGTGTCAAGGGTGTTCAGGATGAATGGATCACTAAATGTCCAGACTATTCACACTTCATATACGCGTTTAGACAACACACACCGTTTGGGATAGATTTCAGTGATATCCCCTTTACGGGAAATCCTGATTTTGGTGAAGTTTTGACCGTTAGAATACCCAGTAATAAGAGTGACCTATTGAATTCTATTGCACTGACTGTGTCGTGGAGGCCTGATTATGATGCGATATTGGCAGTTGGGAACCCTCTCACAAAACTCGTGGAATACGCGGAATTGTTAATAGGGGAACAAGTCGTGGACACTCTTACCGGCGAATATATCTACATGCGAAATAAACTGGAGACATCCGATCAACACCGTGATATCAAAGCATACAGGGGTGGTGAGGGTGCTGTATCAGAGGGGTATTATCCCACCAAGTTGTCATTAGAATTACCTTTTTACTTCACAAGAAATAACAAGTCAGCTATTCCATTGTGTAAACTTAGTAAACAACAGGTGTCGGTGAGAATAAAACTTGTGAGTAGAGATAAATATTATTCGTACAAATCTGCTACTAGTGTATCTTTACCCCCCATAAACGATGTTACTGAGAAATTCATTGATCAGATAGTATTGACAACGGAACACGTATACTTGGGTGAATTGGAACGTAAGGCTTTCCAGGAACATCGCATGGAGTATCTGATAACTCAGGTGCAGCTCCGCGAAACTAGGATGCAACCAGGAATTGACAAAAAGGTATTCTTACTCGATTTCAAACACCCCGTAAAAGAGTTATTGTTTCTAGGAGAACCCATATATACCAACTCAATCGATGAAATAAACAATTATAAATTCAGACAAATCAAGACTGCTGAGTTATGTTTAAATAACGTCATCTTCTTTAGGAAAAATGGACACTTCTTATCTGTTGTTCAGCCGTTCAAAAATCACATAAATACACCCGATTTTGGAGAATCACAGTTCGGTATGTATTCCTTTTCCCTCGATCCAGGGGATAGCAATCCCACAGGGCAACTGAACATGAGTAGGATTATCCACCAAAAGTTTACAATCGAGTTTAAGGATACCGACAAGTATGTTGTTAACCAAAGAGATAAGATTACCAGAACGTATTCGTCTCAAGAAACACAAATCCGTGTATACGCCCTAAACTATAACATTCTGTCATTTGACTCTGGGTTAGCGGGCTTAAAATTTTATTAATAGTCTTATATTAGTATGGCTGGGGTTATTCAACTTGAGTCTAGAGGTCTTTTAGACCGCTACACAACGGAAGTTCCCGAGTTTACCTTTTTTAAAGAAAACTTCAAGAAACACTCGAATTTTTCTTTACAATTTATCGACATCGAATCTGATAAAGACGTAGAGTACGGTGAAATACACAAATTTAGCATCCCATATGACCACTGTGATGTCCTAAAGGGTGTTAATCTCATGTTCAGTTTACCTGATATAGTTCTAGCTGCGGGTGTAAATGAGAATGGTCACTATATTTATGGTGAGGCGTGTAATTTTATAGAGTACGTGACTCTCTCCGTTGGTGGTATTGTCATTCAACACCTCACAACTGAGTATTTAGATTTACATAACGAACTTGAATACCCAACTACAAAACAAGTCAACTTATTCGACTTATGCAAACGTGACGTGAGCTCAAACCCAGCCGTAATCAATAATAGAACTTCAAAGCCGGGACCATACCCCAGACAACTCGGAGGGGACGTCTGCATCGAGATACCGTTTTACTTCCACAATCACCCAGAGCTCGCAGTTCCAGTGTGTGCACTTAGACAACAGGAAATTGAAGTAGAGGTCAAGTTCCGCAACGTAGACGAGTGTATATGTGTATCAGCCCCCCCCTCAAACCCGCCATTCGTAGGAGAACGAAAACATCTCGGAGCTACGGCTACGGATTTAGTTACATACAAGCCGTATGATCTAAGATTGTCTACAGAGTGTATATTTTTGGATCCCGTTGAGAAAATTAAGGTCGTGAACCAGGACTTCGAGTTTGCGATTACACAAATCCAATACGACGACGTGTCACTTGATGGGGATGAAAATAAATTCAAAACTCGTTTGAACTTTACAAATTTAGTCCAAGAGTTGTACTTTTTCTGTCTCTATACAGAAAATAACGCCTTCGGTGACACTTCGAGTTACAATGAGATTCCTGTGAATTCAGATGGTGTATCTGTGGATCCTGCTCTCAAATGGGAACACTTAAACTATCTGACTATGACATTCGACGGTGAGGAAATTTTGGATGAGCACACGGGGTCCCCCCACTTTTTGAGAATCCTCCAACCGAGATTGCACCACAGAAATACCCCAATCACGAGAAGGTTCTACTCCTATAGTTTTGCACTCTACCCAAATGACAGTGACGCATCTGGTCATGTCAACTTTAGCACTGTAAAAGAACCTATATTATACGGAAACCTGTTCAAAAGTGGTGGGTATAATAGACGTTTTCATATTTTAGCTAAAACGATGAATTTTATTCGCATAAAAGACGGTGTCATGTCACAAGTTTTTGATTACACGACTTAGTGAACAGGTTTTGTTTATTGTTGTAAATGTAATCGATTATGTTATTTTTTATACACCATTTGATGAAATTTAATTGAGCGAGAGTCGTTTGAATTTCATGAGATGTTACAGGGATTTGATACGTAAATTTTTCAGCCCTACAGAAGGGATCAAATAGTTTTTTACTATACCCATCGAGGCTAGATTTATATGCGCAGTGCACTGTAAAAATTTTACCGTCGTGAGTCTTGTATGAAGTGTTGTTTTTCTTGGCATAATTTGTAATAAACCATTCGAGATTTCTTAGAGAAATTCCTCCAGTCTTGTTTAAAATTGTCAGTAGCTTATTCCTGTTAGATTCATCTGTGTAGAATTGATTTATTGAAGATAGTAGAATGCTTGTTTTAGTCATTAGAAAATAAACGCCCTAATTCTATAAGTCCCTTTTGTTCACAACCTGGACACCCACGAACGAACATTTTTTCAGATCCATGGTTATGTAGCTGTAAACTAGGTAGACATCTCGGTTGCACATTTTCACCTTGCCGTTGATGGAACTTACAGTATCCATTTTCACCAGCTTTGAATGAACACCTAACCCCTCCCGGTTTTATTCCTCTGCATCGGTCTACTCCCTCAATTTTTGGGATGTCACGGAGTAGTAACTCCAACGATATTTGATGTTTTTTAGATATATTTTCTAATGTTTGGTTTAATTTTTCGTCGTGGTATGAACTGATACCATCTTCAACAGATTCACAAATCAGTTCATTTAGATCGTTTTCTAAACGATGAACAAGTTTTTTGACTCTTGCATTGATATCAGTCATGCTTTACTTACTTGTACCTTGCTCGTAAGTTTTAAATAGGTCATCAACAGAATTCTTTCGATCCCTATATTCCTTAATACGTTCCCTGAGTTCTACATTTTTACCATCTTCGGCGAGGCTATGTTTTTTACATTCCTCGATGAGTTGTTCCTTCTTCATAGTGCTTAGGGCTGGCTCTCTCTTCTTGGCTGGGGGCTTGTAGGAATCGATTATGTCACCGAATATCTCCTGCTTGGTATTCTCGTATAACGGGTCCAAGAGATCACACACAGGGTTCAGAAATTTATTCACGAAGTAGTAGTGGTAGTCTATCGGTACGTTGTGTTCCTCCACATACTTGGGGTCTTCAGATTTTTCAAACGCTTTTGCTCTCGGGTTATCTGTTTTTGTGAGTAGATACGGGACCCTGTCACCTGATTGTGGTTCAGAACCGGGTTTACGCTCTCTCATTTTGTTCACAACTTGAACATGTGCTTGATTGATATTGATACTTGCAGGACTTGTTATAGAAACACTTTTCCCCCCAACTTTGTAACTATCGGAGAGACCCTGACTTAAAATAAGTTTGTCATTTGGAATTTCACCACCCAGAAGTTCGTTAGCGCGTTTCCTCGCCAACTCCATCGGTGGACCTGTATCACCAGATTTTAAAATAACATCCAATAGTTCCTTACAAACTTCCCTCATGTGGGGTGTATTATCTCGACGAACGAGTTGTAGACCCTTGACATCAACGTAATCCATATTCATGTTTCCATCCTTCCCCTTCGTCCAGAGCTTTGCCGCGTATCTCTTCTTAGAATATAGGAAATAGGGCCAGTACACCTTCTCAAGTTCTAGGTTATTTGGTTTCTTGAAGAGGGCACTGCATTCTTCTGCAGCCCTCTCACCAATCTCCCAACTGTACTCAATAGCTTCCACCCCTTTACGGTCCCCAACATCAAACTCAACCATGACAGAATCAGTGTTATGCACAACGAGTTCACCCGGACCGACATGGAAATGATGACACTCTGTGGTTAGATCATAAACGTATCCATCGGTTGTACCAATATGCTCAAGTTTCTTGATCGCTATAGGATTCCTTCTCTGTGTACTCTTTGTCCACGTCTGTCTATACACATCTGGCTTATCTACTCGAGTGTTGAGAGATACATTATATCCAAGGCGTACCCCTAAAATATACATTCCCATAGAACCTTCTTTACCCTTGATATCCATTCGTGTGTAACCGTTTTTGTCTTTGTCACCATCTGCCATGTAGTATCCCTCCCAAAAAGACTGGATAACTTCGATGGGTGCATTCAAAATACACGAAGGTATAATTTTTTCTTTGTGTGAATTGTAAAAGAGAGCGCGATACTTTAGACTTACACTTTTTACGTCACCGATTGCATTCAATTTGTACACTCCACTACTTTTGATAGTGTCATACATCCGGGTCTCAAATGAACAGAGATCAGCCATCTGGTTCAGAAACTGTATGTTTGTGTTATTCAGAGCCCATGTGTATTTTGAACCATATTTACCACACGAACCATCACCGAAAAAGAAACCCATAACCTTTGCTTCTTCGACAGTGACCGAATTATTCTCTTCACCGAAAGAGTATACACAAGCACCATGAAGTAATTTAGTACCCAATCTCACTTCTGTAGGTTTAATCATCTCTTTGTTTTCGAGAAGCAGACTGTGGTCTTCTGTCACATCGACAATACCAGTGTGTGTGAGTACACGATGTATATCTTTTGTTGTTTTATGTCGCACGATTTGATGAATGGGGGTAAACCCCTTTTCAGTCCATACTTCTGCGTTTATAGTAGCCACTTCTTTACCGTCGTCACGTGTCTCGTAATATTCCACGAGTGAATCAATCCTACATGTTCTGATTTCTCCATAACGACGAATGAGTAGAGGTGTGTTGGGTGTGACTGAATCACCATACCTCACCTTAGCACCGGGGAAGTTCGCCTCAACATAGGTCTTAGTCTCCTCAATCATCCCACGACCCCTACACGTGGTTGTCGATGCGATTGGGACACATGGGAGGATCCCCTTTCCCGCACCTGTAAAACCATATACAGAGTTCATCGAGATCTTGTAGGCCAACTGTTTACCGTTGTAGACTTCTTTCATATAGCCCGTAGCTGCTGCCATATCCTTCTTAGCCTTCTTACGAAATTGTTTCAGTTCAGTGAGAATGGCCGGTAGTAGACTTGGGACATCTTGGGCAAACTTGTATGTTTTATCCCCGATGTTGAACGTCTCGTATTTGATCCCATCAATATCTCCATACCTCTTCTCATCCATGACATATGTGGAGTAACACAAATTGTGAGCCATCATGATTGACGGGTATAGGGCTTCAAAATCTAGGGCCGTGATAGGTGTGTAGTATGCACCCTTTTGGGCTTCTAGAACTGTGGCTCCCTCGTATTGTTCTTCAGGGAGAGATCCGTACTTAAATGTTGGGACCATATATCCCAACTCCCTAGCCTTTTTAGAGAGTTGACTGAACACCTTAATTTGTTGACCCCTCTCAACCAAGAACGACACTGGGACCCAAGTAGCTTTTGCCATTTCTACCAGGTTTAGTAAAATACACATCTTCTTCATTAGTTTGTGGGGGAGGAGTGTATCCTTGATACAGTAGTCGGCGACTTCACCCAACTTTACGGGGTCCCCTTCGTTGAAACGTTTGAACATTTCCTTCGGTGCCATGTCAATTTTTTGATCACCTAGATATAATTTTGAGACATTATTCAGGCTGTAGGAATCCAATTTGTATCCCTTTTTGACTTCATGGAAAAGATCAAAGATGAAGCGTCCAGGCATGGGTAACAGATTGAGAAAATTGTCACCCAAAGCGCTAGAACTTAACTTCTTTTGAACCACGTGGGACTCTGTGTTTTTTAGTTTCCCCAACTGGTAAAAATCCATCCCACATCTGTTCATAGCTGCTCTCTTGTAGATATAATCGAGATCGAAGCCAAATATATTCCACCCAGTCATGATGTCAATATCCTTTTCCTGCACGTAATCCTTGAAAGCCAATAGGAGCTCCCTTTCCGTCTCGTAGCTCGTGACGTTCTCACCAGATGTATTTTTATAGCACAAACAAGTCGTCTCATAAGGTTCATCTGATCCAAATTTACATAACGTAATGGCAATCTGAAAACAGGCATCCCCAATGACATTTGCATCTGGAAATTTACCAGTAGAACTGTTACATTCAATATCAAATGAAGCTACCACAAACGGTGCAATGTCATCACGATTCACCGGTGTTAAATCAGCCCAATCATTACACCACAGATCGATGTTCACGTTTGCCAGGTGGGATCGGACACACTTAGTCCCGGTGTCCAACCACCCAGTGGATTGGATACCAGTCCTATGCATAAGTCTCAGGACAGGGTCTATATTGGATTCATAGACGTGGTATTTACTAAACGCACTATTGTACATGAAAACCGAGTTAACTTTACGTCTAGATTCTAGATTTTTGAAAGTCAGGTGCATGAAGAAAAATTCCTCGTTATTTTGAAACCCCCAGACATCTTTTTGTTTTGTTAGTGAGTAACCAGTCAGGCAATCTTTTTTCATCGAGTTCAACCTGTCATAGAGAATTTCAACGTTACCCTTTTCAGTCCCACGTGGCAACTTTACAAAAAAGTATGGTTTGAACTCAGTCGTCACACAAATAGATTTACCATCCTCTGTCTTTCCAAAAATGCTGATCAAGTGTTCATCATCTGAATCTCTAGCCTCCCAAGTAAGGGCTTGAAATACTACCATATATGTTAAAATATACCCAAAATTTTAATATCATTTATTAGTAAAATGTCTGCCGCTTTAATAGAACTTGTTTCTGTAGGTGCCCAGGATGTCTACATTACTGGTCAACCTGAAGTAAGTTTTTTTCGTCAAAACTATAAACGTTATACCAACTTTGCTATGAAGCCAGAGCGCATGGATTACATCGGCACGTTTGGTTCCGGTAACGAAGTGATCATTCCCGTTCGTTCCAAAGGTGATCTACTCAGTTATGTGTGGATCGAAGCCGATAACATCGCTTCTACACAAAATAATGATAATGGGTTTTTCAAAAGGACCGCCACCGACCTCACAGAATTTTCCCTGTGGATCGGGGGGCAGATGGTCACCACCATGGATTCCTTATTCATCCAGGGTGTTCACAATCCCCTCATGAGGGATTCTGCCTCTAAAGCCTCCTTTTGTGTAAGTCTCAACCACAGGAAGGAGAACCACGGGGGTAATTACTACATGTTGCCATTCTTCTTCGGTGAAGACTGGACCAAGGCCCTTCCCCTCCTTGCGCTCCAGTATCATGATGTCGAGATCCGTGTCAAGTGTCGAGATGGTTTTACCCCCTCTTCAACACCCAAGGTGTTTGGTAACTACATTTACGTAGACACAGATGAGAGAAAGTTCTTCACCGACAACGAGCACGAACTGCTTATTACCCAGGTGCAAAACCAGAGATTGGGTAGAACCGATAAGGATATTGATATCAGCTACTTCAATCACCCCGTAAAGTCCATCCACGTCGTTTCAGGTAACGCCAAGAATGCTGCGTGGAACCATGCCACTGACGGTTTCAAATTCGGAACTTCGTCTCTCTACATCAACGGTGTCGCCTTATTCGAGAACACTTCTGACGTGTATCACCACGACGTCGTTTCCGAGATGCACACCACGGATATTCCCGATAACATCCTCGACGATCTCGCCACATTCTCTTGGCCGTTCTGCGTGACTATGAGCAAGATGCAACCCACAGGGTCACTAAACTTCAGTCGTATCGATAACGCGAAGATGACCTTCAGTAATCCCCAAAACGGTAACGATCATCATCG